CTGATCGAGATGGACGAGCCGGAGGCGCTGTTGGAGACGATCCGGCGCGAGGCGCAGCGCAAGAGCGGCCCGCGCTGGCAGGCGTTGTCCAGGGTCCTCGACGAGGCCAGCCTCCAGCTCGACCTGATCCTCAACGCCAAGCCCGCAGGCCCAGACTTCCGGCCCGACGCGCCGGGTGCTAAAGGAAACAGTCAGCCCCAGCCCACAGGAGCTGACCATGACAAACCCGCCGACCCCGCAGCGCCCTCCCCCGCAACCGGCCCGGCCGCAAGCCCCGCCACCGCCGCCTCCTAAGCCTGCCGCAGACCCACAGGCCGCCAAGGTCGAGGCGCACGCCAAGGAGCGCCCCGCCTTCACCCCCAAGGCGGCCATCGATCCGCGCGCCGAAAAGCCGCCCGAAGGCGCCTACGCCGACGGCATGACCATCGCCGACGAGCAGCGCGCCCGCTCGGCCTGGATCGAGCAGCATGGCGATGCGGCCTATCGCGAGGCCATCGAGGAGCGGCCCGCCGAGGAGCGCGTCAACCAGCAGGTGCCCGGCGTCGTCCCGCCGACCAAGCGGGAGTGACGGCGATGACCTTCCAAGTCTCCGACTTCGCGGGCCAAGTCACCCTGAACGCCAAGATCCATTCCGCCAACCCCAACGTGATCGCGGAGCTGAACGCCATCGCCACGGCGCTGGGGACCGATCCCACCCTCCACGACACGACCATCCAGACCGCGCCCGCAGGCTTGCAGCCGGGCAATCCGGCCAACTCGCATTTCACCAACGATGTCCTCTTGGTGGTCAACGCGGGCAAGGGCGGCAACCTCACACCGACGCAGATGGCCAACGCCATCACCAGCGGCATCGCCCAATTCGTGCCGCCGCAAAACACCGCCGCGCCGGTCGCCAGCGGCACAGGGATCGTCGGCAATACGCTCTCGGTCACCACCGGAACATGGACCGGGGCGCAAACCTACACCTACCAGTGGCTACGCGGCGGCGCGAACATCGCGGGCGCGATCAGCGCGACCTACGTCCTGCAAACGGCGGACGGCGGCGCGAGCGTGAGCTGCAGGGTGACGGGGATGAACGCCGTGGGCGAGACCTCGGCGCTCTCCAACGCCATCGCGGTCCAGGGCGTGCCGGTCAATACGGTTGCGCCGGTCGCCAGCGGCACGGGCACGGTCGCCTCGACGTTGAGCGTCACCACCGGAACCTGGAGCAACACGCCCACCACCTACGCCTACCAATGGCTGCGCGGCGGCGCGAACATCGCCGGGGCGACGGCGGCGAGCTATGTCCTGGCCGCCGCCGACAGCGGCACCAACGTCAGTTGCCGGGTCACCGCGAGCAATGCATCCGGCGCTGGAACGCCGGTCGTCAGCAACGCCATCGCGGTGGCGTGAACGGAGGCGAACATGGCGGTGACCGATCTGACCGACAGCCTGCCCTACTGGGCGAGGCAGGGCGTTGGCTATCCTGGCGGGCCTGGACCCACAGGCGGACCTGGATCCGCGCCGATGGGGGCTGGCAATAGCGCCTCCTGGCTCCAGTACCTGCAGCAGATGTTCAACCCGATTTCCTCGGCGAACGCGGCCGAGAACAACCCCGTGGCGGCGCTCGCTTCCCTAAGCGACGGCAATGACGGCAACAACCCCTATCAGGCGGCGGCTAGGGCGAACGTCGCACAGCCGCCCGCCGGGCCTTCCATCCTGCCGCAGGCCAGAGGCGTCGCCGTTCCTCCAAACATTATAGGGTCGCAACCAAGCATCCATGACGTAAGCCCGCCTTCGATCCTGCCGCAGGCGAGAGGCCTCGCGGTCCCGCCAGGGCCGATGGCGGCGGGATCGACGACCATGCCTGCGGGCGCCGCGCCTGGAGCCGCGAACCCGCTGGCCGTCGCTGGACCGGGCGGCGCGACCGGAGCGGGCGCGACCTCGAACCCGCGCTTCATCGGCATCAGCGCCCCCAACATGAGCCCACAGAACAGCATGCGCGGCGGCCCGCAGGGGACCGCGCTCAATCTCGCTGGCCTGTTCGGCGGTGGAGCGCCTGGCGCTCCGCGCGGCGTGAACCCGGCCAACCTGCCTGCGCCCGCCGCCCAGACGGTCAGCGGCCCGCTCGCCCAAGGCGGCATCGCCAACGCGCCGCTGCCGCCCACCATGCCTGACGACCTTCGCCGTCAGCGCGCCATCCAGCTCGCCGCCGCGCGCAGCGGGTTTGCTTAAGAAGGGCTGACCATGCCAAAAATTCTCGACCGGGCGGTGAGCAAGATCAAGGCGCGCGGCGGCGTCGACAACCCCTACGCCGTCGCCGTCTCCGCGATGCAGAAGGCGGGCAACCTGAAGAAGGGCACGCTCTCCGCGACCAAGCAGGGCGTCCGCCGGGGCGCCATGACCGAAGCCCAGCGGCAAAAGACGCCGCCGCGCTCGCGCTAGGAGCTTTGCGTGATGCTGATGTTTGCGCTCGGTTTTATCGCTTGCTTGGTCGTGATCCGCCTCGATCGCTGGCTGATGGCCGACGATGACCGGATCGATAACGGACATCACGGCTCTTAGTCGGCGCTCTCCTTCGACTGCAATATCCCAAGCGCGGATATCAGCGCCGCCGAGGCTTGCAAGAGATAGAGCTTGATCTTCGCCTTCTGGTAGGCTTTTCCGACCTCACAAAGTTCGCGAGCGGATGTGGCGTGATCGACCACCAAGTCGAGCGCGTCTGACATAGCCTCGCGCGCCGCAACATCCCGGTCCTCATCGGCCATCATGCGCTCTCCTTCGCCCGCCGCGTGACCGCCTTGAAAACGCAGTGGACGAGAAAGTCCACGACCGAGCGCATCAGCGCGATCTCCTTCTCAGCCTTCTTCTCGCTCATCGTTCCCTTGGCCACCCACTTCGGGTAGACGCGCTGCCGCAATTCCAGCTCGCGACGGCAGCAGCCCAGGAGGTCGTTGAGGTCGACGTCATGCCACGACATCGCCGGATCGCTGATCCTCACGATGGGCGTGCGATGGTCCTGCTGCTTCGGCCACTCCTTGGTCATGCGGCTGCGTCCTCAAAAAATGGTTGAAGGTCTGGATCATCGCCATCGTGCAAAGCCGCAACTGCTGCAGCCGCCCGGCGACCGCCATCAGATCGCCCCGCTCGGTGGCGTCGAACAGTTTCAGCGCATAGTCCTCGGCGACCATCGCCACGCGCCCCAGCTCGTCGAACGCATCGCGGCGCAACAGCTCGATCACTGACGGGTCGGGCGCGTCAGGCATTCTTCAGCGCCTGAGCCAGCCGGTAGATCCGCCATCCAGGCGCGTTAGGCCCGTCCGTCCATCGGCGAATGTCCTCAGCGTCGCGCATGGCTTCCGAGAAAGCCGCGTCCTTCGCGGGCGATTGCGCCTGCTGCCGCGCCTGGGCCAGCATTCTGACGGCCCATGGATTGCCCGCCTCGGCCATCGCCTTGAGCTTCGACCTCTGCCTGGGCATCAGGCGAGCCTTCGTCCCGCATTGAGCAAAATCGCTTCCGCGCAATGAGGATGCTTCAGTACCCGCCTTGCGATCACTCCAGCCCGCCAAAGGCTTTTCCCCCTCGCCCTATGCACCTTATGGGTCAGTTCGTGACAATGACGGCAAACCGGAAGTAAATCCGTCAGTCGCTCACAGCCCAATCGCTTGTAGGTCCTATGGTGTAGGTCCAAGGGCTGCTGGTCAGTCCCGCAAACAAAACACGTCTTTGGCAATTTCGATTTCCAATACCGCGCCCTCACCTCCTGCCACGCAATCGAATTGATGTAGGCTCTATACCCGGCCCTACTCACTGTTCGCACGGTACAATCTCCGCGTTTCACACCCTAATTTGCTACGGTATAGTGCACTATAAAGCTAATGATTAGGGTCTTATCTACTTCATGAACTGTCTTTAAGGGCATTCGAAGAAGTGTGCCTACTGAACTCCAGTAGGGATTACTTCATCTCCGCGCGCGACCACGGCAGCATCGCGCGCAAGCCTTCTCGTTCTCCAAACTCGCGTCTTGGAGTTGTAGTGATCTTCTGTTAAAGGCTGGGAAGAGGTGTCGACTACTCCTCACCAACCTGGGCCTGGGCGGTGTTCGGCCAAATGCGCCGCCCAGGTTCTTACTTCAGCACCTCCCTGGCGAAGGCCATCATCTCTTCGATGGCGGCTTCATTGTTGGCGTTGAAGGCGATGGCGCTCTCAATGGACGGCAGCTCGTCCATCGGCTCCAATTTCTCGCGCGGCACGTAGAAGCATGGCGGGCGGTCTGGGTCGCCGGGCCCCAGCCATTCGTCGCGCTTGCCGAGGGGGCCGTAAATCCAGCCGATCAGCTCAAAGTCGGGGCAGAAGCTCAACACGCCAATGTAGATGCGGTTTGGCTTGTCGCGCGGGCGCAGGCAGGTGTCCTCCCACCTGCGGCTCTTGTTCGTTCGAACTTGGTAGGGGCCGACATCGTTGGCCTGAAAATTGCCGATGATCGGCTCGTAATAGATGCCGAGCGCCTTGGCGGTGGCGATCTCCCCCATCGAGCCCTCGATGTTCGGCGTCCATGTGTCATCGAGGCCCATGCCTGCGACCGGCGTGTAGCCGCGCGTGAGGCATTGCACGTTGCGGCCGGAGCCGACGTAGGCGGCGACCATCATCTCGGTCTGGGTCAGGCGCACTCTCCACTTATTCATTCGGCCGCCCTCGCCCATCGCGCCATCGCCTGCTTGAGGGCGACGCTGCTCGCCGCGCGCCGGTTCATCTTTGCGAGCTTCTGCTTCATGGAGATCTGTTCGCGCCTCTCCGGCGTCATCGACGCCCACCACGCGCGCATGTGCGCCGACATCTCGGTCGCACGGCGAGCCTTCTCTTCTGCGAGCGCCCCGCTCGCGACTTCATCCCGCGCGATCTTCCTGACCGCGCGCCATCTCTCAAGCACGTCGATGGGCTCGTCGCGGCCGAAGGTCATCGCGTAGGGGATGTCGCGCGCCTCCATGAGCGCGCGGATGTCGAGCTGGGGGCCCGATGGCGTGCCGTCATCAGCCTTGAGCTCGATAAAGCCGGTACGCCGCCCCAAAAACGGAGAAATAACCAGAAGGTCAGGCAGGCCGCATGTCAGGCCCGGCTGGCCGTGCGCGTAGGCGTTAGGGATGGCGGCGACGAGGGAGCCGGGCACGCCGAGGAGTTTCCAGTGATCGATCACGGCCGACTGGATGAGGCCCTCGCGCGGCGCAAAAATATTTCGTCGACGCAGAGCCATTGCACGCCTCAGGCTGCTTTGAAGATTTCCGGCGAGACTTTCTGGAGTTGTTTGATCAGGCGCACGCGCTCCTCGACCACCGGCAACGGGCCGAACATTTCGAGCCGGGCGTGAGGCGCGAGCAGCGCCAGCCAGCGCAGGGCCAATTCGATTGACGGCCTACGGCGGCCCTTCTCAATCGAGGTCATGTGCAGCCGGGTGATGCCGAGGAGCTTGGCGAAGTCCCGCTGCATCATATCGGGGTGGAGCTTCTGGCGCAGGGCGACCAGCTCGACCAGCGGCGGCTGTTCCGGCGGACGTTTGTGGGGCTGGCGCATCGGGGCAAGATGGACCCCATTTTATTCTTTCGTCAATCCAATATTCGCGCTGTCCACAAGGTAACGCGAAGTAACCTTTGTCTGGGGGCCAACTTGTTTGCCACGACACAAGGGGTAAAACGTTTAACAGGTGAGTGTTAAACGTCTAACATCTTGTTAAACGTCTAACAGATGGTGCGAATACTTGTGGAAGAAAGTCATGTTAAACGTTGACGGCCAGATGGCGCGGGGACAACCTTCGGGCTTTCCGGGAGCCTCAAGATGAGCGATAATCAGCCAGCGGCCGGGGTCCCTTACCAGTCGGTCGCTGCGCCGCTCCCGGAACCAGTACCCCCTACGGCCACCGGGGGCGGCGGCCTGCTCGTCATGATCGAGCGGCTCGCCACCAATCCCGCTCTCAATGTCGAAGTGTTCGACCGGTTGCTCACCGCGCGGCGCGAGGAAGAGGACCGCGCCGCCGAGCGCGCCTTCAACCTCGCGATGAGCATCGCCAAGGGCGAGCTGCAGCCGGTCCTCAAGACGCGCGATGTCGACTACCCGTCGAAGAAGGAAGGCGGCGGGCGCACCAAGTACAAGTACGAGAGCTTCGCCGACGTCGCCAAGGTCGTCGACCCGGTGTTCGCCGCGCACGGCCTCGCCTACCGCTTCGCCGTCGAGCAGCAGGGCGACATGGCCAAGGTCACCTGCATCGTCAGCCATTCCGACGGCTACAGCGACCGCGTCAGGCTTGAGAGCAAGGTCGACCCAGGCAATACCGGCATGTCGTGGGTGCAGGCGTTGGGAACGGTCCTGACCTACCTGCAACGCTATTCGCTGCGCGCGGCCATCGGCCTCGCCGCTGGGATCGACGACGACGGGCGCACGGGCGGGGCCTCGCCCAAGATCAGCATCGAGCAGGCCAACGAGCTGCAGAAGCTCATCGACGACACGGGCCGCAGCCAAGCGACGCTGCTCAGGCTCGTCGGCGTCGACGAGGTCGTCGAGATGAACGTCGATCAGTTCACGCGAGCGAAGGAAGTCCTGGGCCTCGCGAAGGCAGAGAAGGCGCGCAAGAATGCTCCAGGGCAGTGAGGAGTGGCGCCAAGCGCGCTGCGGTTCGATAGGCGCGTCGGACGCGCCGCGCGTCGTGCGCCGCATCAAGTCGGGGGGCTTCAGCGCGGATCGCGACAGCCTGATGGCCGAAAAGGTGCTTGAGCGCCTGACCAACACGCCGTTCGAGAAGTTCAAGAGCGCCGCCATGCTGAGGGGGATCGAGCGTGAGCCTGAAGCGCGCCTGCTCTACCAGATGGTGCGCGGCGTCGAGGTCGAGCAGGTGGGCCTCGTCCCGCACCTGTTCATCAAGGGCTCGCACGCCTCGCCCGATGGCTACGTCTTGCAGCCGGGCGGCACCGCGTTCGATGGCCTGATCGAGATCAAATGCCCAGAGCCCGCAGCGCACCTCGACACGCTGCTCACCGAGACGATCAGCAACGACTACACCGTGCAGATGCAGTGGCAGATGGCCTGCGCCCGCATGCCCTGGTGTGATTACGTCTCGTTCAATCCCGACTTCCCGCCCGCGATGCAGCTCTGGATCAAGCGCGTCCATCGCGACGCCGCGCTCAACGCGGAATTGGAGCGCGAGATCACAACCTTCATCAGGGAGCTGGAGGCGAAGGTCGACAAGCTCTCACGCCGCTACGCGATGGCTGCATGATGCCGACCGATCACGACGCCTGGGACGAATATCGCGAAGCCCAAAAAAGCGATCTCGCCGCTCGCTACGGCGGCTTCAAATGCCCCGACTGCATCTATTGGTATGTCGAGAACTGGCGGGTCGAAAAAGCGGTCCTCAACGATGAGGATTTCAATCACGAAACACCACGCGGCGAATGCCGCCGCAAGGCCCCAATCCCGCAGCCGCTGATGGCTTTGAGGGTGGGCCAATTGGCCGGGTCAATCGCCTGGGCGGCCGAGACGACCGCCCGCATCCCCCACAGCGACGACGATGACGGACTGACCGACTACAACCTTGAGGGGAACGACGTATACGAGATCGACACATGGCCGCTGACGACTGTCAACGACTGGTGCGGCGAAGGTAAACCAGGCCGCAAGCCGATGAGCGCCGAAACCATCGCCATGCTTGAGGCGCTGCACGCCAAGGCCTTTCCCCCAGATGAGGAGGACGCCACAGCCGCCCCAGATGACCAGCCAGAACCCGATAACTCCGGCTCAAGCCCATGATGGCCTTTGTCTGGAACGGCGAAGCGATGGTCCCGGCGAGGCCGAAGGCCGCCGACAAGGCGTACGTGATCGGTCGCCGCTACTGGCTCGACGAGGTCAGCGAGCGGAGCTGGGCGTCGCATCAGCAGCAGTTCGCCTGGATCGCCGAGGCGTGGGCCAACCTGCCCGAAGCCATGGCCGAGACATTCCCGACGTCGGAGCATCTGCGCAAGGCGGCGCTGATCGCCACCGGCTGGCATCGAGAGGCGATCATCGATTGCGGGAGCCGGGCGGCGGCGGCGCGCGTGGCGGCCTACGCCAGGGGCGAGGATGAGTTCGCCCGCGTCGTCGTGCGGGGCTCGACCGTCATCGTGCAGAAGGCGCGCAGCCAGCGCATGCATGGCCTCGACCGGATGCTCAAGGCCGAGTTCGAGGCCTCCAAGGCCGACATCCTGGGCTGGATCGCGAACCTGATCGGCGTCGAGCCTGAGCGGCTCCGGGGGGCGGCGTGATGGAGGAGAACTACACCGAGCTGCTGCGGCGGAAGGTTGATCAGTTCAGCCGCGACCGTCATCCATTTGGCCAAGGCCAGGGTGAGATCATCGAATGGCTGTCTCTTTTGCCGGTCAAAGTCCGCGAGGCGATCTTTCTGATCCTCGACGGCCATCATGCTCAGGATCATCGGGCGCACCTTAAGGGCGCCGAGACAGCGCGAGCGCGGCGCAAGGGGGCGGCATGATGCGCAAGAAAGTGACGGACGACATTGGTCTGGCGCGGGACGCCATCCAAAGGGCCTACTGGGACGTGGGCTATCACGAAAAGGAGCTTGAAAAGGCTCATCACAAGCTCAGCCTCGTCACGGCCCTGCTGGTCAGGGCGGGGCTGGAGTTCGACCCAAAAAGGGCGCTGGCGGCCTATGACAATGACCAAGATGGCGATGACGTGGACCTGTGGTCCTCCGAGGGCTTCGCAATGAACCTACTCGGCCAAGCCCTTGGCGGCGTCGCGTATCATGAAGAGGAACTTGCCGACGCGCATCGCATGGTGGCGGCGGCGAAGGAGTTGATCATGCGGGCTGGCCTTGAGAGCGAAATCCCTTTCGCCGCCGAAGAGGAGCTGGCGAAGAAAAGGCTGGCGAAGAAATGATCCGCATCTCGTTCTCGGCCGCCAGCCAGCGCGCCATCGAGCGCCGCGCCACCGACATGACCGGCCGGAGGTGGTGCGAGCAGTGCGGCGCCGAATGCCCGACGCGGGCCGACTACGAGATCGACCATTGCGTCCCCGAAGGCGTGCAGCCGGTCAACGACAACCGGGCCGCGCTGTCCGCCGAGGACGGCAAATTGCTCTGCCTCAAGTGCCACGACGTCAAAACGCGGCGCGACGTGTTCGAGATCGCCAAGATGAAGCGGCTCAAGAAGGAGCACCGCGTCGTCGGCCGGGGACCGACCGCGCTGGCCCGGCGCTACGGCATCAAGCAGGAGTTCGACTGATGCTGCGGATCGCGCTTGGCTCTCTTTTGGCTCTTTTGGCTCAGACGCCGGTCGAGGCGCATTGTTTTGCACGCTGGTATTACCCCTGGCCCCAGCATTGCGGCGTGGCGCGTCAAACGGTGCGGGCTGAAAGGGGACACAACCCAACAAGGTTTCGCGAAGTTCTGTCCCCCGCCGACATACCAAATCAGGAACATCCTGGGAACGAAGCCGCCACTCGCGCCACTCGCGCCACTCCCGCCACCGCCCTTCCCCGCCTCGCCCAGGCCGATCTCGACGGCGGCCGGGCGGATGAGCCCACCCGCGCCCGATTGCTGCTACGGGCCGCCCTGGAGGCCGCCAATGGCCGCTAAGGCGCATGGGCCCATTGAGATGGACTACCGGCGCCTGATCCGCGCCTGCCGGAAGGAGGGGGTGCCAAAAGTCGAATATCGGTTTGGTGATGTGAGTATTGTCATTTGGTTGGACGATGCTTACCTGGAGAAGCTGGCACCGGGCCAACCTCCCGCACCGGATTTAACGCCAGGGGGGAAAACGAAAGCAAACTGGTAAGGGATTGATTATGCCGAGACGTAGAGAGAAGGGCGTCGTCCGCGAGCGGAGCTGGCGCAGCAAGAAAGTCATTTGGTACTACCGCGACGATCATGGGAAGCGCACCCGCCTCCCCGACGAATACGGATCGCCTGAGTTCAACGCCGCGCTCAAGGTCGCCAGGGGCTGGGCCCCCGCCGAGGTCGCCAAACCGGGCCTGTCGCATTCGGACCCCAACTCATTCGCATGGCTGGTCGACAAGTTCCTCAGCTCGCCCACCCATCTGGGCAAGGAGGAGCCCACGCAGAAGGCGCGCAAGAACATCTTCATGCGCGTCGTCAAGCGCGAGAACGGCAGGATCGGCGCGACGGCGTTCCGCGACATCGTCGAGAAGGACATCCGCTCGATCCGCGACAAGATCGCCACCGAGGAGTTCACGGTCCCGATGGAGAAGGTCGGCAAAGAGGACGCAGCGGGCAACGTCCTGGGCAAGGTCCCGATGGCCAACGGCACGGTTGCTGCCCTGCGCGTGCTGTTCAAGTGGGCCGTCGACATCGAGAAGGTCCTCGACCGCAACCCCTGCCTCGGTGTCGAGGCCTTCGGCTACGTCAAGGGGACCAACTACGTCTGGACCGACGAGGACATGGCCAAGTTCGAGGCGGCCTATCCGCTGGGCACGCGCGAGCGGCTCGCCTACTCGCTCCTGCTCTACACCGGCCAGCGCAGCAATGACGTGAAGCGCATGGGCCATCAGCACATCGTGAACGACAAGGGCATCGACTGGCTGGTTACGCCCCGCCAGCGCAAGACCGGCAAGAGCGCCCAGGTGCCGATGCTCGATGTCCTCAAGGAGGCCATCGCCGCCGCGCCGACCGGCCTCCACACGTTCCTCGTCGACGACAACGGCGTCCCGTTCGATGACTTCGGCAAGTGGTTCCGCGCTGCGTGCGACCGGGCTGGCGTGCCGGAATGCACGCCGCACGGGCTGCGCCACGCAGGCGCCACGCGCTTGGCCTCGCGCGGCTGTTCGGCTCCGACACTGTGCGGCATCTACGGGTTCACGATCCAGCAGGCCGAGAACTACATCAGGACCGCCGACATGCGGCGCTCAATCGAGCGGGACATCCACCTACTCAACCACGCGGCATGAGGGGCGTCCTCATCATCATCCCGGTAGGCGATGCGGCGGTCACCCGAAAGGAGCTGGCCGCCGCTCCGCGTTTAGAGGAGCTTTCTGCCGGGATCGGCGGCGGCTACATCGAGACGGTGCCCTACTTCACCAAGTACAAGGGCAGGCCCTGCGTCGCCTTCTGCGACGAGGAGGGCAAGCTCCACGGCCTGCCCGTCAACCAGCGCGCCACCGCGCTGTGGTACGCCCTGGAGCCGCGCTTCATCGGGCGCGATATCCTCGTCGGCCCGATTGTGATCGTCAGCGGCGACCGCGCGCTGCTGGACAGCCTTTAGAACGCGAACCGCGCGCTCTTGCCTCGCTTGAGGCCCGCCCAGGCCATCGCCGCCGCGCCGATCAAGAGCATCGCCCAGGTCGAGGGCTCCGGCGTCGACACGGCGGTGATCGTGCCGTCAATCGCGATGTGGATCGGCGAGCCGCCGCTCACACCCGACAGCTCCGCGAAGTAAGACCCGGCAGTCAGCACATCGGGCGACACGGTAGCCTCCTGGCCGCCGATCACGTTGTTGAGCGCCGAGCTTTCGATCAGCGCGCCCAACGGCTGGAAGGGCGATACAGGCGCGCTGGAAGTAAAATCATTGAGCGAAAGCACGCCGCCGACAATCCGCTGGCCGACGCCGTTGGCGCTGTCGCTCATCGAGACGGTGACGGTTTCGCTAGTCGGCAGCGTGAACTCGAAGAACTCCGAGAACCCGATGCCGCTGCCGGGCGTGTCCTGGGCCGGGAGCGCGAGGCTCTCGTTGAGGACCGCGCCGATGTTGTCGACGGTGATCTGGGTGGCGGCGTGGGTGGCGGTCGAGCCGACAGCGAGCGTGAGCGCGGTGGCGAGAAGGATCTTCATGGAAGGGAACCCCGGTTCGAGTAATGGCCAAAAATACCATGTTCGAGGGGATCGTGCGGACCAGGAGCAAAAATTTTATTCCCGCACGGAATTTAGCGTGCGGGATTTTCGCCTCTAAGCCCTTGGGATCGCTGGGGTTGTGGAAGGGCTGCGGTTTTAAATAAAAAATTCTCCAATGGAGCAAAATCAATGACTTAGCAACAAGTGCGGGGGAATAGGCCCTATTGAAGCCATTGGGGTTCTTCGCCGCCATCCCGCACCTTCAGTGTGGCGCGTCCAATCTCCTCAGCCGCCCGGTTTTTGGATCGAACTCATAGCGAACCGTCTCCTCGTCGCTGAGAAGGCGCCTATACTCATCGTCCAAGAAAATTCTGATGGACGAGATTGTGTTCGATCCGATCTCAATGAGCAGGGCTTTCGCGCCTTCCGCCTTGGCGGCTCCCAAAGCCGACAGCACGTGCTGCTCGTCCGTCACGGGTCTGGTTTTCGGCATGTAATATCCTCCGCACCTTTTGGCCCGCAGGTGCAAATCTTTGGCCCGCATTAGCATGGCGCTACGCGCGCGGGGTGTTATATGTTGGCCCAAGGACATCGTAGGTGAGACAACATGGCATTGCAATTAGGTGCGCTCCGCGAGGCGCTGCTCGACGCGGGCGCAAGCCCCGCCAAGGCCGCCGAGGCGGCCGAAGAAGTCGCTGGCTATGACAGCGATCTCAAACTGCTGAAGTGGATGGTGGGCGGCGTCTACGCCGTCCTGGTCATCCTCGGCGCTCCGGCGCTGTGGCTTCTGCTGCGCGTGGCGGCCAAGGTGGGGGCGCTCGGATGATGGACATCCTTCTCGCCTTCTTGGCGTTCATCGTGCTTGCGGCGCTCATTCGCAGCGGGATTGCTGGCGACTATCGCTCGCCCCCGGCGCCCACCCCAAGCGAGCCGCCTGAGCCAGACCCGGCCGTCGAAGCCTTAAAGGCGGACCTCAAGAAGGAGTTCGCCATCGAGGAGATGAGAACCCAGCGGGGCTACTGACCCAGCCCCTGCTGTTGAAGCCATTGCGCATAGTCTGGCGAGCCTCCGACCAGCAGGTTCGTCGCCGCCTGCTGGCCTGTCGGAGGCCTTACTGAGAAAGCGGGGTAGGCGCCGGACGGGGTTCGGTTGAGAGCCCACGCAAGAGCCTCAGGGGCCATCTGCGCGCCCATGAATGCGCCACCCTCCCTTGCCCCCGGCACGTCAAACATGTGCCCCAGCGCCCCGCCTGCCGCGCCGCCAGTAACTCTCGCCACACCCCTCTGCAACGGGGTCAGAGCGTCCGCGCCCCTCGGCGCGTTGGGCGGCCCACCGGCGGCCCAGTAGGCCTCGTTCGCCGCCGCTTGACCTGACCCCGGGGCCCCGCCTGTCGGCGTCCCCTGCGTGACAACGTCGTTGAGCCGCTGCTTCATGATTTGCATGAGCGCGTTCTGGGCCTCTCCCCCTTCCCCCGTCGCCGGGGGCATTCCCTCCATGTCGCGCGCCATATTGGCGAGGTCCTGCGCCGACATGCTGGCCGGGTAACGCGGATCGCGGAACCCCGGCACGCCGCCGAGCGTCGGCGATTGGGCCGGTTGGCCCCCTTGGGCCGTCTGACCCGGCTTGACGTAGGGGTAGACGACGCTCGACGGCGGCCCTGAGCCGAACGGGCCAACCGGATTGTTGCGCACGGCGTTGAGCGCCGGATTGATCACATACTTGCTGAGCGGGATGCTCACCGCGCCCGCAGCGGCCTCCTCTGCCGATTGCGTGACCGCGTCCTTGAAGCCGCCGCCATGGCCAACGGCGTTGAGCCCGCCGCTCACCGCGCCTTGGAGGATCGGATTGCCGAGCCCAACCGCGTTGAACGCTGGCGCCGACATCCCATAGCCGAAGATATCCGCGCTCGCCCGGCCGACCGGGCCCAACGCCGTCTTGGCCGCCTGCGTCTTTGCCCGCTCCTGCGCCAGGAAGTCTGCGGTCGGCATGTCGCCCTTCGCCGGACTGGGCAGTTGCGAGAACAGATAGTCCAATCCCCCACGGGTGAAGCGATCCTCGAACGACCGTTGCCAGTTGGCCATCGGGCTTGCGGTGGCGAGCCAATGAAGATAGCCGCCGGGCGAATTGTCCTGCGCTGGAGGGGGCGCCGCTGGCGCGGCCGGGGCCTGCGAGCCCGTCTGCTGCGTGGGCGCGGCTGGCGTCTCGGTGGGCGTCTGGACGGTCGGTTCCGTCGGGCGGTTGCCCCATCCATGCTTGAGCTTATCGGTGAGAGGCATGGGTCACTCGATTGGCTTGGTGTTGAAACCATGACGACGGTAGAGATCGATCACCGTCGCCTTCGGCGAGGTCTGCATCTCTTGTTTCGCCGCCGCGATTTCATCTGGCGGCATCGGCTTGCCCTGGCCGACGAACGCGCCGCCGCCGGGCAAGTACGCGGAGCCGATGCGCTTGCGCAGATTATCCCCGTCGTCGCCCTCCGGGATGGAGCCGAGCTGACCGCTCGCGCCGTAGTTATTGGCGCGCGCGTTGTCGACGGCTTCGAGCGCGGAGGTGAGCAATCCGCCGTATTGCTTGGGCGCGGTATTGAAGCGGCCGAGCGCGCTGACCGCCGTCGTGATCGGCAGGATGTCGCCCTGCGTGGTCGCCGACGCCTTGCCCTGCAGCGCCTTGATATAATCCGGGTCGGTGAGGTCGAGGATGTCGCCCGCGAGCTGCTTCTGTTCGGGGGTGGCTTTCGCGAATGCGCTTTGCGCCGCCGCCGACAAGGAGCTGACCACGCCCCCTTCGCGATCCGCCTTGACGGCCGAAATGAGAACCGGATTTTGCAGGACGTTCTTGAGTTCTGGGTTCGACTGGATCGCGGTGATCTTGTTGCGCACATCCGTCAGCCCGGTGTTGTACGGCTGGAACGCGGCAGCGGCGGCGTCCACATTGCCCTGCCGCTTCGTCTGATCCTGAGTGTAGAGGCTGTAGGTGAGCGGGTCCTTGAGTTCAGGATGGTCTGGCCATTGCGCAGGCGGAACGAGCGCCCTCGCCTTGAGCCACGACGAAGTCAAGGCGTCGCCGCCTTGCGCGCCGACGAACAGGCCCATCGGCACGGCGGCCTCGACCTCTTCCGGGGTCGCGTCTGGGTGGCTGGTCTTGTAGAGCGCGCGGGCCTGCTGGAGGCTCCGCATCTGCTCCGTCGGCTCCATCGACTTGACGAGATCCGCGCCGCCTCCGGCGGCGATGCGCGCCTGCACCACGGCCACTGGCA